TTGAACCTTTGATCTTCTTTTGATGCCGGGTATGGGTTCATGGCTTCCAACGCCTCCAGCGCTTGAATAAGCACATCACGTTTTACTTGCACTTGCTGTTTAGTCATTTCTCCCCCCTTGCGCGGATGGCTTCAGCGCAAGCATCGCCGTCTGCATGTGTCCATCCGTCACACACCCTCGCACACGCCTCACGCTCGGACTTCACCCTGATACGAACTTGCTCGATGATGGTATCGGCTTGCCACTCGGGAATCTCGGGGAACAGTTCCATGATCCAGTCTTTCATTTCTCTCTCCTTGCGCGGATGGCGACGGCTGCATCCCATGCGTGAGTGTCACTGTCTCGCCCTCCAACTTCATCACACACCTTCGCACACGCCTCGCGCTCGGCGGCAGCGACAAGGGCGGCGAAGCGGACGAGGTAATCAATCCCGAGATGCCAAACGGGAACATGCCAGTCTTCTAGGTCTTTTTCAACTCCTATCCCAGCCTCCCGCGCCATGCGGATGATGTCGTCTCGGTTCATTTCTCTTTCTCCTTTAACTTGGCAAGAACTTCCCTGCCTTTGTCAGTCAGTCGGTCAACGGCAACAAGGTTGCCAGCACGGTGAACGGTGGGGCCATTGCCAATCAGCCCTCGGGTACGAAGCGACCAGTACGTCATCCACGAACCGCGCTTGCTGTTGTACATCTTGAACCCCCAGCCTTTCTCAAACATCTTCAGCATGAAGATTTGATGGGGTGATAGGTTCATTTGAGTTGAAGTGCGTTGTGGATTAGGCGCAGCACGTTGTCGATCATCTCGTCGTACACGCCGGGATCAGTGTCCTTGATTACTTGCAGGACAATTTGTGCCTCACCCAGCACCTTCACATCCTCGTACCCGAGATCAACAACTTCCTCGACCACATCCATCGCCACTGCGTACACCGCCTCATACAGTTTGGGATCGGTGATCGTGATGTTGTCCTTAATTGCTTTCTCGATGATTGCTTCTTTTCTCTCATCAGTAATCATGGTTCTTCCTCTTCCTCGTCGTATGTCCACTCGTCTGCGAGAACAGGCGCGTTGCGGAACAATTTGTAGTTGGCCCTGAAGTTGCGGCGCTGGTCGTCGGTCAAGTGAAGATCCTTGGGGGCAACATTGTCGAAGCATGCTTGGATCAACTTCTCGCGGAACCGCTCGGCGTCGAACTCCAGCCAGATGGCGTACGCGTCGATTCCGCTGCGCTTGGTATTAAAGAAAAAATTCATGGCCGATTGCGCGTCCTCATGCGGACGAACCGCCACCTTGCCAAGTAACACGGGAGCAATGCACGCGTCCTTCACTGCGTGCGCCACTACTGCGGTCAAGATACGTTTCTCGGCAATCGCGTTGGTACTCATAGTTACTGATGTCATCGGTCTCTCCGCAGTTCCGCTTGTGCTTGTTGTGCGCGCTCGTACTTGGAGCGCGTAGTCAAGTTAATCTCTTTGAGAACCTTGGCAAACGCTTTGCATGGTTTGCACGTGCCGCATTTGTTGCCGCAAGGTTTGTACACAGTCGCTTCGTAATTCATTCGATCACCTCTCGCCCTTCTATGCGGGCTTTGATTTCTTCGGCCATGGCCGCGTCCCGAATCTTTGACGGGTTTGTTTTCGCCATCACACGGATGGACACTGCGCAGTGCGTCTCGACGCCAGCCAGTGCTTCATCGACCTCCGGGCTCATGTCTGGGCCCAACGCTTCACGAAGAACTCGGAAGTCATGGATCAGTTGGGCAGCCACCTCAGCCATGTTTGCACGCGCTCGAACGTGCTTGGGACCTATCATACCGAGTCCTTTCGGCGCACCGGAGAAACCAAAATCCACTTGTCGCCAAGCACACGAACCGCCTTGACCCACTTGCGCATGTTGGAGCGGCTGGTCTGCGTTGGTACGCCAGCCACGAACCAGTTCTTACGGGCGCGGCGCAGCATTTCTGTTTTCATCTGAGTCCCTTAAATTTACGTTGGTGAACGATCGGAGTCAACGCACAACCTGACGCGCTTGTCAGGTTGTGCTCTCATGTTAGCGCTCGTGCTTGGGTGGCGCGGGTGGATGGTCAGCCAACCGCTCGTTGGTGCGAGGGTCGAGACCGAGGTGACGGCACAACAGATACAGTGTCGTCTCGATACGCTTCAGGCGGGCTTCGATGCTGTCGGGGTTCATGACTTGTTCATCCTTCGTAGTTTGGCTTCAACGGCAGCGGCAACAAGCTCGTTCACATATTCCTGTGAACCCACTCGGCTTGGCACTCGCTTGGGTATGGTGAGCTTGGAAAGATACTCGTTGGGGATAAGCACCTTCAGTTCGGGGTGCGCCGCACACGCGCCGCTGAGAGAACGATACCCCGCGAACACCAAGCGCAGACGGTGATACACAGAGTCCCACTTCTTGCTAATTTCTACCCTCTTGGCGAAATCTTGATACCGGGCCTTGAGGATGGCTACCTCGTTGGCGTACTCCTGTTCGACTGGCAGATGATCGTTCACCATTACACCTACGTCAGGCAAGCCGGAGACAACGTACGGCGGGAAATAAACAGCGGCTCCCTTGTTCAGTCTCAACCGGACGTGATCGGCGTTGTCAGCGTAAACAAACTTATAGTCGAACAAAGTGATACGCTTTTGCCACGTCAACGGCATGACCTCCTTGAGGTGGTAGTGCTCACCCCACATGATGCGTTCGGCCAGCGGGGCAGCGTCGACGTGTACATCTGATTTGTCGAACTTATGCTCGGCGGTTTCCTCTCGGGCGTATGCGGTAAGCAAGTTGCTGGTGTCCGACCAGAACTGTTTAGTAAATAACACTGTCATGGTTTACTCCTGATCAGAAAAGACCGGCCATCTTGGACATGATCGCTTCGAGTTCGGACTGCGCCGTATTGCGCGCACCGATGTCCTCGCGCACCAAGTCAGGTGCGAGGGCGTACTTACCCACGTTGCGCTCGATGTCGGTCACCAGTGCCGACACCGTGGGGTCGTCCATGATGTTGAGTTTCTTGGCGCGCTCGACCATCTCCGTGATGTTGTTGAACAACGAGTCGTGGAAGAACGAACCATCGTGACCGATGGGCACGGCCAGCTTCTCGGCCGCCTTTTTGATTGGCTGAAGCAACTCGGACACGAGGTACTTAGTGATGCCCTCCTCGGCCTCGCGGATAGCGGAGTCGAGTGATGCACGGTCGTCGTCGCTGATCTCCACGCGGAAGTCGTTGACCGTAGGCACAGGCAGGAACTTGAGCCCGATGTCGTACCGCGCACGGATGTCGGTGGGGTAGTCCTTCGGGTCGCCGAGGTGCTTGAGACGAGCGAGGTCTTGTGCAACAAGCGTGTCCCACTTGGGCGCGAGGTTGTCCACCTTGCGCTTGGCAACGGCGATGAGTTCCCGCACTCCGGCAGTGAAGTCGAAGTACATGGCGCTCGGCAGCATACGCACGCCATCATCCAGCCACGGGGTCGTGCTGCGCTGAACGTACTTGTACACGTCGTTGAACGCAGCGTTGGTGTCCTTGACCTCGTAGCAGTCGAGGAACAGGCGCTTGTTGAACCGGCCTGCCTTGAGCACGCCGGACTCGGCCTCGATCTTGGTGGTCTGCACCGAGTCGTACGCATAGGGCTGGAACATACTGCGCTTCAAGCGCACGAGGATGGCACGTTCAGCGAGCGAAGGGATCTTGATGTCATTGAGATTCATGGTAAGTAACTCCGGTTGGTGTGTACATCCTGACGTGGTTGTCAGGATGTACGGGGTGATTAAACTTTGAAGTGGACGGTCTCGCCCACGGCAGCAGGCGCAACTTTGTCGGTGGTGGACAGAACGATGCTCGGGGTGTTCACGCTGTCGGGCCATGGGGTGAGACCGTCGGTCAGGCACACGATGCAGTCGAGGTCGGTCTCGTTCTTGTCGAACCACGCCCAACCCTCTCGCATGTCCGTACCTCCGCCACCCTTGGGGTCCCACTTGACGGGGAAGTCGTCGGGCTCGAAACGCTGCACACCGCACACCTCGCTGTCGACAGACAGCACGATGACTTCCTCGGGCATGCAGGTCTCGATGATGCGGTTGAAGTGTCCGTTGAACGCGTCGGCCTCGCGCTGACCGATAGAGCCCGAGGTGTCGGCGATGAGTCCGATCTTGCCCATGCGCGGCTGCTTGTCGAGCGATGGCAGATAGATGCCTTGCCCCACGAAACGACGGTTGGGCCGCTTCCACGAGTAGTCGCTGGACACGAACGACTGCATGAACCGTTCGAGGATGGCATGCCACGGTGTCGGCGGGAAGATGATGTCCTTCAACACGCGCTGCATGTTTGCCGACAGTGCACCGACCATCTTGGCTGCGTTGGCTGCGCTGACCAGTTCACCACGCATCTGATCGCGCAGCGTCTCGGCCTCAACACCGATGGGCTCACCGTCCGGACAGGGCAACAAATCGTCGCCGATGCCGCCTACGTCGCCAGAGCGACCTATCATCTCCGATGAGCCAGAGTCACCACCGGACCCACCGCCGCCACCTCCATCGTCCTCGGGCGGGTCGACGTACAACTGCTCCCACGTCATCTTCTCAGCACCGGCGTGCCGCTGCCCACCCTCGATGAACTCGCCGAGTCGCTCGGCGATGAGGGTCTCGTTGATCACCTTGTCCATGGCGATGTTGCACGCCCGCTGGTCTCGACCCTGCGCCGTACTCGGGTGACAGTGTAGGAACGCAACGTGCATTGCCTCATGCGCCAGCAGGAACACCACCTCGTCCACGCTGCGATCCTTGATGAACGTCGGGTTGATGTAGATGCGACCTCGCGCGTCGGCCCCTGCCGTCTTGGTCATGGTCTCGGTGAACGTGACCGGGCGCTGCAACGTGAGGTAGGCGAAGAAGGGTGCCTTGAGCACCATCTGGCTCATTGCCAGTTTGACCTTGGTTTCGTGGTTCATGTCAGACTCCGATGAATACTTGGGCGTTGTCGGGGTGCGCGGCCCACGTGAGGAACGCAGCGGTGGCGGTGATCTCGGGTTTACGAACGTACGCACTACGCATGGTGAGCACCTCGTACTGCTTTTCTAGTCGACCCATGTACTCAAGCACAGCACCGATGTTCTGCTTGGTTGCGCGGTTAGCCATTGCACCGGCCATGGCGTACTTGGCTGCAAGGGAATCGGGAAGGGGAGAGGTACTCGGGGACAGCAGGCAGGCGTCAGGGTTTGGCATCTCTGCCTCGACCCGACGGAACGCAGCGACCTCGGCCGCCGCACCCTCGCCAACGAACCCTTGGGCCAGCGTCATGGTCAGATCCAAGGGCAGGTCGCCACCAGCAGCACGGGCGAACATCTCCCACGAACGCTCGGTGGGGTTCTCGCGCTTGTCCGCATCGAACGCGTTGAGCAGGTTTGGGCGGAACCCGAGGAACGACACGATCCACAGGGGCAGGCCCGCCTTGATCGCCCACGATTGCCAGCCTTTGAGGTCGGACTCCATGTCGAAGTGAGCAAGGCGATTCGCTGTGTGGCTAGGCATGCGGTTGGACGCTGCCTTGTCCGTCTGTCGGTTACCAGTGGCAACGATATGCACACCGGGGTGCAGCTTGAACTCGGCAATGCGACGGTCGAGGATCAGACCGTTGAGGGTGTTGAACATCATCGGCACTGCTTGGTTCAACTCGTCGATCACGAGCATTGCCTTGCCATGCCGCTCGGCCAGTTCGTTGATCCCCAGCAGGAATGCCGGGGTGATCCACTTGGTGCTGGTCTCGGTGACCATGGGCAGGCCAGTCAGATCCACCGGGTCGTGGTTCGAGGGTCGGAACATTCTGACCGGGCTGTCAGGATGTTCCATCGGCAGCATGCCCAGAGCCTTGGGCAGACCCTCGGTTGCGAGGTGAGACTTGCCGCAACCCGGCGCGCCCCAGACCATGATGGCCTGAGTGGGGTTGTTCTTCAGGACGTGCGAAGCGAGCGAGATGATGCTGGCATAGTTTGCCATTTGAATTACTCCGAGTGAATTACTAAGGCGTTGTCAGCGAACTGCGACAACAGACTACATTATGATACAAATCAATACACTTGTCAAGTGTGTTTACTTCCTCCAGCGATCAACGGGGGGCAACTCCCCGAGCGGGATCTCCTTTTCAGTGAAGCAGTGGAACTCCTTGTAGACAAGGCGTTGTAGCTTTGCCTGCCATCTCCAGTCCAGCATGCGGACAGCCACCACGTTGTCGTTGGCGTACTTGTACCGCTGTGCACACAGCAGGCGCAGCAGGCGAGGGAACATCTCGACGTTGGTCGGGTCGTCGTGTACATCGCTCACTGCGTGGCGGGTCACGGCGTGCGGGGTGTCGCCGAGTAAGGCGGTCATGTCGTTACCGCTGAGTGCGTGCACTGCGGTCACCCACTGTGTGAACGGAACGAACTTCTCTCGCGCTGCCTTGGCCGCTCGTCGGTCTACGTGCAGGACGGTGTGTTTTGCCACGTTCACCAGTTCGCCGGGTGCGAGGACAAACTTAGGTGGTGCTCCTTCCGCTGTGCTGCGTACGAACGTGAGCCCACGGTCATAGCTATTGGCCTGAACCCACCCTTCATGACAGTGGAACCACAACGAGCCCCGGCGCATGGATGCGTACATGCCATAGGGGCACACTGCCGTGATGAACTCGCTGGAGGATTGGCTGTCGTACCGGGTGAGTACCACCCGACCGTCGGGGTAGTAGGTCACAAGGTCCGTGCTGTGCAGGCGGGCAGCGATGCGCCCGTCGTCGTACTTGACGATGGTCTTGTTGCGGTTCGGCCGTCCGCCATCGTTGATGGCCCGGACGTTGGGGTCTCCCTTGCGCCACTGGTGGCCGCGATCCCACTGGATGCGGGCGGATTCATAACTGCCAAGCGTGGGCAGGTCTCGGGTGCTGATTGCGAACATGGTTTGTTTCCTTTGTTGTGCACAACCTGACGCGGATGTCAGGTTGTGCGGGGTTTCAGGTGTTGATCGCCAGCCACAGAGCCAGTGGCCAGAGGGCGATGCAGAGCCAGAGAATGATTCGGTCGATCACTTCGAGTCCTTGTTCGGGGTCAGTTTGGCAAGCAGGAAGTGCGAACCCGTGAAGGTCTGCACCTTGTGCTCGGTCTCTCGCATACGTCGGTACGCGTCGCGGTAACTGTTGGCCGCAGCCATGACGTCTTTGTCCGTTGCTTCAGGATGGCGCATCAGTTCGAGCGTCGTGCGCTCCATGCGCCGCAGGTTGTGGACGAGTCCATTCCACGCTAAAGCGACGACTTCCTTGCGTCGTTGGCTCATGGTCACAGTCCCTTGCTGCGCTTAATGCGGTAATCGTTGGCGTCGGGGTTCCACACCGACAAGATGACGCCATACGCGGCGTTCGGTTGGTTCCACGCGTCCTTGCCCGGATCGGCGTAGTTGTAGACTTTGGCGGCCTCGTATGCGCTGTCGCCAATGTACAAAATCGAGTTCATGCCGCACGGGGTAACAAGGGACATCGCTCGGTCTACTCGGTATGTGTTCATGTCAGGTTGTCCTCTTGGGGTTGAGTTGGGCCAGCAGGGTGTAGTCAGTCACGTGGATGTAGTTGGATTTGTTAAGTGGCACAACACAGCGGGTCTTGGCCCGTTGCTTGGCCTGCGAGTCGCCACATGGCAGGCATGTGTGATAACCGAGTTCCCATCGGGCGGGGTCGACGGGCGTCTCGTCGCCACGAAGTTGACAGGGACTGCAAAGCGGCATTGCATGTTCTCCAGTAAGTGAGTTAACAGAACATTCTGACGGTGTTGTCAGGTTGTGCGGGTCTTGCTGCGGGCCGTTCAACAGACGAACGACCACAACATATTATCGCAGATGTCAAGTGTCGTGTCAAGTGTGTTTGCTTGTGTTTGTGGCGCTGTTCGTACCGTATTTGTAGTGTCTGTGCGACGAGCGAACTTTATTTGTGGGTCTGTGAGAGTCGTCTAGGTCGGGGCCGCCAGCGGGGCGGTTGTAAAGGGAAAAGAGTGGGTGTTAACTCGGTTTAATTTTACATTCTATTATTACAACACGGAAAAAAGAGGGGGGGAGTAACGCTGAAAAGTGGGGAAATGTAAGTTTACGATGACAAAGCCATACGCAACTATTTACAGGCTACACAAAAAACCACGAGATGGATTGCGCGTCCAACGCGCTCTCGGGTTTACAAGTCTGTCTTTTCCATTACCCGGTACATTAGAAAATAATCTTGTAAATTATGAATAATGCAAGTTGGTTAACCGTTGGCGTACACCAGTTCATAGCTTTATTTGTGGCGTAAACGCCCGTTGCCGGGTGCCTGTGGCGTGTGGCCGACCTATCATCAATCCCTGCAAAGCAGGGTTACAGTGTAAAGTTTACAGGGTTTACATGAGCAAACTAGGTTTGCACAGCCTGACCGATCGGTCAGAATGTACGGGCGAAAAAAAGCCCCGCCGAAGCGGGGCCGGTGTTGCAATGTCAGTTTACTTGGTCTTGCCTTTCGTCGGCTTGGCAATCTCGCCGGCCGCCTCAGTGAGGCGAGCCCATGCGCGAGCACGGGTGGCCGCATCGGCCGATCGAATTTCAACGGCCGCCTCGATCAGCGACAGGGTATCGTCATCGGCTTTCGATGCTAGTTCGCGGATAGCGTCCCTGCGCGGCTTTAGTGCTTCGGTTTTCTTCTTTTCGGCCGCCTTTTCTTCTTCTTTGCGCGCATTGATTTCGGCATCGACGGCTTGCCTGTACTCTTTCGCGGTTTCCTTGCTGACGTCGCCGGCCGCGATTTTTGCTCCGGCCGCTTCGCGCGCGGCTTTTATTTCCTCTACCGGCTTTCCCTTGAAAGGGTCGACCCGCGCAGACGAAACGCGTGCCGCGTTCGCGTTATCGGCTTTCGGCTTTTCGGCAGTGAGACCGGTTGCGAACCGTGACCAAGCCTTATCTATCGTATTGGCTTTCACGCCTTCACGCTGCGAGGCAAAACCAGCGCGCCATGAAAGGCGCGCAGCCTCCCATACGGTAAACGTCGGTTTTGCTCCCATGAGCCCGTCATAGAATTTCAAGACCGTATCGGTCGCACCATCGGCCAATGCATACACTGAGCCGGCATCGCTAGCGGTTTTCAATTCGATGCCAAACGCGCGAACGGGCGTGCTTTCGATTGCTTTGGTTTCCATCTTTTTGCCTTTGAATGATTGAATGCGTGGCCAAAACGACCACATGCATATTAGACCACAATCAAGGCGACAATGCAAGCGTACATTCCGACACGCGCGTCAGGTTGTGCGACCTAGCCCATGCTGCCACGACCAACCCGACCCACCCCCCTGCCATGGGTCCAAGGCCCACCCCCGCCCCACCCCCGGCTTAGGTATGCCGTACATAACAAGGTCTCCAAAACCTACATGTAAACCTAGTTAACACTTGCTAATCGCCCCGCCCCTCGTTACCATCGAACCATGACACAAGCATCCCAACTACTCAGCCTCGATCCCAAGCTCGTATTCGACTTGGCAGCGCAGGTCGACCCACCCCATGTGGTGGCCGCAAACTACGGACTCGACCCACAGTTCTTGGCCGAGATGCTGGAGATGCCGCACGTCAAGCAGGCGATCCTCCAAAAGCGCAAGGAACTGAAAGACGTCAACTACGCTGTGGTGGCTAAGGCGCGGTTGATGGTCGAGGACTTGCTGCCGGATATCTACCGTCGGGCCAAGAGCGAGAACGCCACACTTAGTGGTGTGCTGGAGGCGGCCAAGTTCCTTCGGACTGTTGGTGGGCTTGACAAGCTGGACGTGAACACCGCCGTCCAAGAGAAGTTCTCCATCACGATCCAGTTCAGCAACGCGGCTCCCGGGTACGCGCCGTCGTCCGTCATTGACGTGGAAGCCCAAGAAGTGCTGCCGGCTCCGCCTGCCTTTCTACAGAAAGAAACGACGATGAATCTTTCTGACTTGGCGTACGACGAACCATGAGTCTGCTGTACATCCCCGTACCAAGCACCGAACCGTTCATCCAAGCCGACAAGTTCTCAAACTTCATCGTGGGACCCGTTGGGTCGACCAAGACCACAGCCAGCCTGATGAAGATCGCCTACGAGGCGCAGCGAGTCAAAGCAGGGCGTGACGGTATCCGTAGAAGCCGGATCGCGGTGGTGCGAAACACCCGCCAGATGCTGTGGGACACGACGATCCCTGACTTTTTGAAGTGGTACCCGGACGGGCAGGCGGGCATCTTGGAGAAAACCAACTCCAAGTTCCTGCTCAAATTTGGCGACGTGCAGTGCGAAGTGCTGTTCCGGGGGCTGGATGACGCCAACGACGTGCGTCGGCTGTTGTCGCTTCAGTTGACATTCGGCATGCTCGACGAGTTCCGAGAGATCCACCCGGATATCTACAACGCACTGACCGGCCGTCTGGGACGATACCCCGACAAGACGATGAACGGCGTGGGGGCGTGCGACGACTCTGGTAAGCAGATCCACAAAGTCTGGGGGGCGACTAACCCACCTGACGCGGATACGTTCTGGGAGAACCTGCTGACCGAGCCGCCGAACAACATGCACGTCACGTTCCAGCCCAGTGGCAGAAGCCCGGAGGCTGACTGGGTGCAGCACCTCCCCGATGGGTACTACGAGAACCTGTGCGAAGGTAAAGACGAGGACTGGATCAGCGTCTACGTGGATGGTCAGTTCGGAGCGTCACTAGCGGGCAAGCCCGTGTTCAAAGCGTTCACAGCCGACACGCACGTCTCCAAGACCCCACTACAGCTTCTGTCTGGCGCGGGAGTGATCATCGGAGTGGACGCTGGCTTGAGCCCGGCGGCCGTGATCGGACAGGTCGACTACCAAGGACGAGTTATCGTCCACGACGCTCTGATCAGCGAGAGTATGGGCGCACTCCGGTTCATTCGGGAGAAACTCAAACCGCTATTGGCAAACAAGTACGCTGGGTATAAAGTAACCGTCGTGATCGACCCGGCGGCGCAGCAGCGGGCCCAGACGGACGAGCGCACTGTGATGGATATGTTCAAAGCCGAAGGGTTCGCTATCAAGGCCGCGCGGACTAACGCAATTCCGGCTCGCATCGCTGCGGTTGACCAGTTCCTGACCCGTACGGTCGACGGGAAACCGGCGTTCTTGGTGAACAAAGAGTCTTGCCAGTCGCTGATCTCAGCCCTTCGCGGGCGGTACCGGTACAAAGTCAGCACTAAAGGTGACGTCGACGAGAGTCCTGAGAAAAACCACCCGTGGAGTGACGTGGCAGATGCCTGCCAATATCTCTGCCTGCACGCCGACAACGGCAGCACACTGGGCTGGGCAACTCAACAAACTCGACGCGACGTCAAAAAAGTGAGTTACCATTACTCATGACGTTCTAGTACGTAAGGTATATTATGCTTGGTCTCCCGTCCCCTGAGCAGACCGGCGGCAGTTCGCCAAATATGTCTATCGGCGGATTCCTGCCCGTAGCTAGTGCCGCCCAGTTGGCGGCGGAGGAGCGACGGCAAGCCGACATGGGCCAGCAGAGCGCCCCGATTCAAGGACTGGCAGGCCATGTCCGTTCCGTCTGGCAGATCTGCCGCACGGCGAAAGAACAGACTGTCGAGCCACGGATGCTGGCTAACATGCGCGTCCGCCGGGGAGAGTACGACCCTGACGAGTTGGAGCGTATCCGTAAACAGGGCGGCAGCGAGATCTATATGATGATCGGCTCGACCAAGTGTCGGGCAGCAGCTTCGTGGCTGCGAGACGTCGTTGTTGCGGTGCGGGAAGAAAAGCCGTGGACGATCATGCCCACGCCGATGCCCACCATGTCGCCGACGCTCATCGAGGAGGTCAAAGGGAAAGCCACGCAGATGCTGGCTCAGTACCTGATGACCACCGGCAACATGCCCGATGAAGGAACACTGCGCCAGATCATGACCCAGATGCGCGACGAGTTTGTCGTGCAGTTGCGTGAGGAGGCCGTGAAAAAGGCCGAGCGCATGGAGCAGAAAATGGAGGACCAGCTTGTAGAGGGCGGGTTCCTTCAGGCGCTCAATGAGTTCGTGGATGACGTCACCACGTTCCCCACGGCGTTCCTTGCCGGGCCCGTCATTCGTCGCAAACCTCAGTTGCGGTGGGAGACTGACCCCGCGACCGGGCGCTGGGGGCCGGTGTTTGACGAGGCACTAGTTGAGGAGTGGGAGCGGGTTAGTCCGTTCGACGTCTACCCCCACCCCGCCATGACTAACGTCAACGACCCGTTGCCGCTGATTCGCAGGCACCGTCTTGCGCGCAGCCAGTTGACCGAACTGATCGGCGTTGAGGGTTACGACGACAAAGCGATCCGTGCTGTGCTCGATGAGTACGGCCGTGGCGGTCTGCGTGAGTGGCTGATGGTGGATACGTCTCGGGCGCAGGTCGAGGGGCGCAATACCGTCTACGCGATGATGAACGCGGAAGCCACCATCGACGCCTTGCAGATGTACGGCCCGGTGAGCGGTCAGATGCTGCGCGACTGGGGGATGGACGAGGCTCAGATCCCCGACGTTGCCAAGGAGTACCACGCAGAGATCTGGTTGATCGGCCACTGGGTGATCAAGGCCACGCTGAACTACGATCCCTTGGGTCGTAAGCCGATGTACGGTTCTTCGTACGAGCGAGTTCCCGGCGTGTTCTGGGGCAACAGCGTAGTCGACCTCTGCGCCGACTCGCAGCGCATGTGCAATGCCGCAGCCCGGGCGCTCGCCAACAACATGGGCATTTCTTCGGGCCCGCAGGCGTACGTCAACGTCGATCGACTGCCCTCGGGCGAGGACGTGACTGAGATGTACCCGTGGAAGATCTGGCAGGTTACCTCCGATCCCATGGGTGGCGGTGCTGATCCGGTCAAATTCTTCCAGCCGCAGAGCAACGCGCAGGAGTTGATGACCATTTTCCAGCACTTCTCCGTGCGCGCGGATGAGGATTCAGGTATTCCCCGCTACATGACGGGCGAGTCACCCTCGGGCGGCGCTGGCAGAACAGCTTCTGGCCTGTCCATGTTGCTTGGGAACGCGTCCAAGACCATCAAACAGGTGGTCGCAAACGTCGATATGGACATCATCAAGCCCATCATTGAGCGTCTGTACGACCACAATATGCAGTTCTCGGACGATGAGGAACTCAAGGGCGATGTCCGCGTGGTTGCTCGCGGGGCTACCAGCATCATGCTGAAGGAATCGGCGCAGGTTCGGCGCAATGAGTTCCTCCAAATCGTGTCTAGTAACCCGGTTTTGAGCCAAATTGTGGGTATGGAAGGCATCGCAACCCTGCTCCGGGAGGCTGCTAAGACCCTAGATATGCCCAATGTGGACAAAATTGTCCCGAATCTGGACAAAGTTAAGCTCATGACCATGCTCCAGCAGAATCTGGCGGCTGTTCAGGCCCAAAACGGGCAACAGGGGGGCCCAAACACCCCTACACCAGCCACAGGACCGTCGGGATCGGGTCAATCGCTCGCAAATGGCGCTCCGACAACCGATAATTTCACCCCCCAGCCCCAGTAAGGAGCGTTTCGTGAACAAAATGTCCAAGCCAAACCCCTTTAAGAACAAGGAAAGCAAGGCCGAGGAGCGTGCGGAGAAGCGCATGCCCCCGGCGGCCTACAAACGCGGTGAAATGGCAGAAAAAGGCGGCCGGTACATGAACGGCGGCGCTGTCAAAACGTGTGCAGGCTGCAAGTCGCCGGCGAAGTGCAAAGCCGCTGGCAAATGCCTTGCAAAAGGGCGTTGACAAACCCGACCCGTTAGCCTGTACAATAAGTACATGCTGACAAAACCGACCGACAAAGAAGTTCTGGCCCTAGCTAGACTCGCTCGGTCGGACGACGGCAAGGTTTTTATGGAGTACGCGGCGCGAGCGCTGATGGACGTGAAGGATCGCTTGGTATCGGCTGATGCTGAATCCACGATCCGCCGGTTTCAGGGACGCGCAGATGCACTCCAGAATTTGATTGAGGCGTTGGAGGAAGCTCCCGACCTCGTGGTTAAACTTGAGAGCCGAGCACGCAGCCGGCAAGGGTAAATTATGGGTCTCCCAGCACAAATTCAGGCGCAGCTAGACGCTGCCGACCAACTCCACAAGCAGATGTTCCAGCCCCCGGCTGAGGACGCTACGGAAGTTGCAGAACAGCCTGAAACGACTGAAGCCCAGTCGGTATCCGAAGCACCGCAGCCAGAGCACGCGGTTGCGCCGAAGGAAGATGAGTTTGCTCAGTTGGAGCAGCGATACAAGTCGCTGCAAGGCATGTGGCAAAGCGCCAATGCCCGGTTGCAGAAGGCCGAATCTCAGAACGCTGAGTTGGTCGAAAAACTGCAAGCCGCAATCGAGCGTCTCGACGGAAGTTCCTCGGCAAAACCCAGCGAGCCGGCCACGTCGCAGTTGGTTACTGACAAAGACGCTGAAGCATTTGGCACCGATTTGATTGATCTGGCCCGGAGGATCGCCAAGGAACAGTTTGGCGAGCGCGAAAAGCTCCTGATGGGCAAGATCGAGGATCTGACGCAACGACTCACGGCTCAGGACCAACGACTTGGAACTGTGGCTCAAACCCAAGCACAGACCGCTCAGGAGCGGTTCTACGCGGCGCTGGACGGGCAACTGTCCACATGGGAAGCCATCCAAGCCACTCCTGAATGCCAGCAGTGGCTTCAGACCCGTGTCCCGGGAACCCGGGCGACGTGGAATGATGCTCTGTTGACTGCCGCTGAGGAGGTGGATGCGGCTCGTGCACTGGAAGTGTTCGAGACATTCCTCTCTGCCCACCCGCAGATGGACCCGCGAAAGAAACCCGCGCCAGAACCGTCAAAGAAGGCCGAACTACAGCGTCAGGTTGCACCGTCGAAATCGGCGGCTGCTACTGCGACGCCTCAAGGCAAGCGGGTCTACTCGGCAGCGGAGTTTGCGGCAGAGATGGATCGGGTTGTACGGATGGGTAAAGCACGGCAGTACGATGATTCGGCGGCGCTTGAGAATGAACTCAATGCCGCGCTTGCTGAAGGGCGAGTAACCCCGTAATGCGCGGCTCCGACTTAGGAGCCAATCATGGCAACGATTACCCCAGCAACTACCTTCTCGACGTCCTCTAGCGGGACGTTCCCGAACGCCAACTTCACCACCAGCCCGACCTATTCGGGCACGTTCATCCCGACCATCTGGTCGGCCAAGATGAATGCAAAGTTCTATGCCGCCACCACCTTCGGTGACATCGCCAACACCAACTGGCAAGGCGACGTTCAGAACATGGGCGATAAGGTCATCATCAACAACATCCCGACGCTGAACGTCTCGGATTACGTTGCTGGTACCGCGCTTACGTATCAGGTGCCGACTCCTGACACCATCGAACTGACGATCGACAAGGGCAAGTATTTCGCGTTCCAAGTGAACGATGTCCTTGAGTATCAGGCCAAGCCGAACCTGATGGAGATGTTCTCCACCGACGCCGGCAACCAACTGAAGATCTCGGTCGACACCGATTGCTGGCTGGCCGTGTTCAATCAGGCCGCTGCCGCCAACGTGGGTGCCACCGCCGGTGTCATCTCTGCTGGTTACAACATGGGTACGGACGCTTCTCCGGTCACCCTGAACGGCGGCAACATCCTGTCGTTCATCACCGGGATGGCTACCATCCTCGACGAGCAGAACATCCCCGAGACCGATCGTTGGCTCATCATCACCCCCTACGAGCGTCAGCTTCTGATGAACTCCAACCTCGCGCAAGCTCAGTTCATGGGTGACAGCGAGTCGGTGCTTCGCAACGGCCGTATCGGGCGTATCGACCGCTTCAACGTGTACCTGAGCAACCTGCTGCCCCGTGCAGCGGCCAACCAGAACTACACTGGCGGTGCTGATGCCGGTAAGGTCAAGCGGCACACCATCCTTGCTGGTCACAAGACCGCGTTCACCTTCGCGTCGCAGATCAACAAGGTCGAGACCGTTCGCAACCCGAACGACTTCGGCGACTTTGTGCGCGGCCTGATGGTGTATGGTCGTAAGGCTGTCAAGGCTGAGGCGTTCACCACCGGCTACATCGCCGGCTGATGGGTGGGGGAGGGGTAAAACCCTCCCCGCTCTCGCAACTCTAGGAGAACGCTATGTCTTTCGGGCTTAGTTCAGTTAATGTCTCACAGCGAGGCGAATGGGCTGGTACTATTGTTGCCAACGTAGTTACGGGTATCACCGTAGCCGCTGGCAACAATAGTCAGGCTTTGGCTGTCGCGCTTACCGGCGAAATCAACGTCATCGGCACCAGCAGCGCCACTGCTTCTACCGGTGTTCGTCTGCCGGCCGGCGTGTACGCCGGTGATTCCGTGATCGTGTATAACGCTGGTGCCAACTCGACGGCGGTTTACCCCGCTACTGGCGGCGTCATCAATGCACTGTCCCCCAATGCTGCGCTCGCCATGACGACGGGTCAGCGTGCTATGTTTGTCGCGGTTTCGCCGACGAACTGGGTTGCTTTAGTTAGCGCGTAATGAGGTGCCCGGGTAACTCCCGGGCGCTTTCATGGGAGTGATATGGGTACCATCACCGCCGCGACACTAATCGACCGCGCCGCGTACTTGCTGGAGGACACGAGCAACGTCACGTGGGCTCGGGTCGAGCTTCTTGGCTGGCTCAACGAGGCGCAGTCTCAGGTCGTTTCGTTTTCCCCTGCGGCCAACGTCACGCGTGAGACCATCAGTTTGGTTTCCGGCACGTCGCAAGAACTTCCTGCGGCGGCATCCCTACTCATTGACGTACCTAGAAACGCCAACGGTCCTGCGATCCGTATGGTGTCTCGTGAGCTTCTGGATGCGGGCCCCTACGATTGGTACACCGCACCCAGCACTGCGCAGGTTAAAAATTGCGTGTACGACATTGAGGACAGCCGTCGTTTCAGCGTGTTTCCGCCCAATACCGGGGCTGGTAGCGTTGTTGTTGTGTACGCCAAGCTCCCTTCTGTTCTCACCAACGAAAGCCAGACTCTTGAGATTGAGGACGCGTACCAAGCTGCCGTTCTCAACTACATGATGTACCGTGCGTACAGCAAAGACACTGACTATGTGTCTGCTGATGGCAGCAAAGCCGCTTCGTACTACGGGGCGTTCAAAGATGCGTTGGCTGGCAAAGCCGCTGGAGATGCCGCGCTCAATCCGGCGCAAGGGCTTTCCCCCGCTAACCCTGCTGTGCAAGGTACGCTCAAATGACGATGCAGGACTACAGCAGTCTCGTGCGGGACGTCATCATGTACGCGCCGCACTGCCCCGAGCACGTGGCGCAGCACGCGGTGAAGCTGACGTGTATCGACTTTTGCCGCCGTACGCACTGGTGGAAGTACACCAGCGACCCGATGGATGTCGCAGCGGGCGAGGCTTCGTACCAAGTCGAAGTGCCTAACGGCACCGAGCCGATTTCGGTTGTGGCGGCGTGGTATAACGATTCTCCGCTATGGCCGATGGGTTTTTCGACCAAGAACCGTTTTCAGTTCAAGAACCTTAGCAGCATGTCCGGGACGCCGCAGGCGTTTAGCCATGACAACGCTGCTGAAGTAGTTCTGAGCCCAGTGCCGAAAGACACTGATGCGGCCTCTCTAGTTCTTACCGTCGCCATCGCTCCTAAACGCACTGCCAACAGTGCAGACAGAGAGATGATGGAGCGGTATTTCGATGGTTTGGTGAGCGGAGCGCTTTCCCGCGTGTACGCAATCCCAAATCAGCCTTTCACTAGCCCCGATGCTTCTATGGCGCGCGAAAAAATGTACCGCGTCGAGGCAACGAAGGCTAAAATCGACGCTAACAAGGCACTAACGGTCGCCTCGTTGCGAGTTCAACCTCGGCACCCATAGGAGCCATCATGCCCGGTTTTTCCAAAGCCCTCGCGCAGCAAATTTTCGACGCCACGTTGGCGTCCTCACGCACTAGTCTGACCGCCAAGCCCGGCGTTTGGATGTCGCTGCACACCGCAGCACCGGACGATAATTCGGCCGGTAACGAGGCCACGTACTCTGGCTATGCTAGGGTCAACATTGCCTCCGTGATGACGTCCTCCACGACCGGTACTGCCCCTGAGCAGACCATCACGGCGACCAATACTGCGGATATCAACTTTCCTGCGTCCACGGGCACGACCCAAACTGTTACTCACTGGGCTATCTGGTCTGACCAGAGTCTTGGAACCGGCGCATATTTGATGTACTCGGGGTCGCTGTCCTCAAGTCGCTCGGTTCAATCAGGTGACGTTGTGGTTATTCCCGCTAGTCAACTGTCCATCTCGCTGACCTAAAATGGCCGGACTATCCAAGTACCTAGCTCTTGGGCTGTTTAACAGCACGTTGAACCCCGTGCGGGAGTCTCTTGTTGCTCCTACGACTCTGTACTTGGCCCTTCATTCTGGCGCACCCAGCGACGCAACATACGGCACAGAAGCCGATTATGCTGGGTACGCTAGGCGGGCGCTAAACAGTTTGACAGCCGACGTTTCCGCCGAGACGGTTGACGGCAACGTCGACATTGTTGTGACGAACGGGTCCGCCGTTACGTTTCCAGCCTCGACAGGTGCTGCCGCACAGTTGATCACGAACTGGGCTATTTGGGACAGCGCCGTAAGGGGGGATGGCAACATCTTGTACTCCGGGGTGTTGTCCAGCGCTCGTTTGATTGGAACCGGTGACAGCGTTGTTGTTCCCGAAGGCAGCTTGGTTATCACGATCAAATGAGCCAATACGGCGCCCACCATGGGCCTATTAACTCAGGTGCGATAAATCACTTATCGTTCCCTGCGACTGAGACCGGCCTCAGCGTAATTCAACTGCTCGGCACAGTTGAGATATCCGGCACCATCGGTGGTTCGCTGTACATTTTAAGAACTGCTTCTGCGGCAACTAATGCTGTAGCGTCGACTCCAAACATAGTTGCCAAAGCGCGGATGCAGCTTGGCGCTACCACAGCATGTTCCGCAGTAACGCAGGCAACTGCGCTATCAAAAATTCGTGTCACCGCCGTGCCTCAAGAAGTTCTGGCATGGCCTGAAGTGAGCGTTGGGCTTCGGTACCGTTTTTCTGCGCAGCAGCAGGCTTCTGCCGTCGTCAGTGCTGTTGCGTTCGCTAAGACGTTCAAGACCGCAGTTACCTCCGGGGCCGCCGTGCCGTTTGTATCGGCAGACACGAGGTTGCGTCGGTCTGCCAGTGTCGTGTGTTCCGCTACAACTAGCGCATTCGCCGGTCGCAAGCCGCAGCGATCTGCGTCGACCGTTGCTCAGGTTGTTTCGCAGGCGTCGGTCGCTTCGCGCATTAGTCCACATGCAGAGACCGTAGCTACTGCCGTATCGTCCGTATCGACGAGGGTTAATCTACGGCGGTCGGCCCTTACTACAGCCGCTGCGGTCACGTCAACTCCGACTCTTGTTCGCCTCAGACTGGCGTACCCAAACCCAGAGGTCGCCACCGCGTTTTGTTCCGAGATTGCTTTGCGTAGGCGGATGCCGTTAGTGGCTTTCGGCTTGGCTTTCGCAGAAAACGCGGCGTCGGCTGCAAGCAAATTTAGAATGTCGGCTACGACAGTAGCCGAAGCTGTTGCGTTCTCGGCGGCGGCTGACTACGCGGTTGCGGCTCCCGCACCGGTTGAACGACTCATGATTGTTCCTGCGTCTGACCGGCGCATGGAGGTAACTCTGTGATTCTCGGCACTTTCTACAAGCAACCTGCGGAGTCACTCGACTATGATGTCGACTTCTCAGAGTTCCTCACCGACGGCGACACTTTGGTATCTTCTGGCAACCCGCCAGTACCATCTCCTTTGAGTGTTGCCGTTACTCCGACAGGGCTTACACTAGGCCCAACCTTCGTGATTGACAGCGGCACCACGATCAAGCAGTGGCTGTCCGGCGGTACCGACGGGTTAAAGTACAAGATTACTCTTACGGCGACTTCCAACGCCGGGCGTATTAAACAAGTTGAGTTCGTTGTTCGTGTGAAGGATTACTGACATGACATTGCTGTTCAAGAACAACGCGAGCACGACGGTTTCCGGCGCGGTCAACACCACGCAAACTAGCATCAATGTCGCAAGCTCTACCGGGTTTCCCGTACCTTCTGCCGGCGACTATTTTTACGCTACGTTGTACGAGCTTTCCGGGAATCCGGCGGTCGAAGTAAACATCGAGATTATAAAAGTCACAGCCGTTTCTGGTACGGCTTGGACGATTGAGCGAGCGCAAGATGGTACGACGGCCAAGGCGCGCAACGGCACCACTACGTGCTACGCCGAAAATCGCTTTACTGCTGCATCCGCCGAGCAGCCTTTGCAGAAGGACAACAATCTTTCGGACTTGTCCAACGCGTCTACTGCTCGTACAAATCTTGGCCTTGGTACGATGGCTACGCAGGCCGCCAGTAGCGTAAACATTACCGGTGGAACCATCTCGGGCGTTACCCTGACGTCTCTGGACTCAGGTACTACGATTCAGGACAACGCGGATACAACGAAGCAGTTGAAGTTCGAGGTGTCTGGCATCGCCACCGGCAACACCAGAACGCTTACAGCGCCAAATGCTAGTGGGACGATCGCTCTTACTTCTGACTTGTCGTCCGGGTATCAGCCGCTAGATTCTGATCTTACGGCAGTGGCCGGGCTCTCTGCCAACGGCTTGGTTGCGCGTACTGGCACTGGCACGGCTGCGGTCAGATCGCTCACTGCCCCAGTGGCTGGTATCACTGTCACCAACGGTGATGGGGTATCTGGCAATCCTACTATCGGTCTTGCCAACGACCTCGCGGGTGTTGAGGGGCTGACAGGCACCGGTTTTGTTCGCCGTACGGCTGCGGACACGTGGTCTGCATCGACGCTTGTGGACGCGGACATCCCGGGCGCGCTGACGGGTAAGAGCTACAACGGTCTGACGCTTACGTCCAACGCCACGGGGTTCTCCGTAGCCGGTGGAACTACGTCCAAGACTCTGACGCTCAACAACAGCCTCACGTTTGCAGGTACCGACGGGACCACAATCACCTTCCCGTCCACTACCGGGACGTTGGCGCTTAACAATCAGACTATGTTCCTTGGAACTACGTCTGTAGCTTTGAATCGCAGTTCAGCGTCGTTGACCCTTAACGGGGTAAATATCGACGGCTCGGCCGGGTCTGCAACTAGTGCTACTAGCGCTACGACCGCTACGAACCTTTCTGGCGGCAACGGCACTACCCTTCTTGGGTCCGTACCGTATCAGTCGGGTGCCAGTACCACTACGTTGCTCGCCCCGAACACCACGACGACCAAACAGTTTTTTTCGCAAACGGGAAACGGCACTAACGGGGCCGCCCCTTCGTGGTCAGCGGTATCCAAGTCGGATGTCGGGCTCGGTAGCGTCGAGAACACGGCCGTGTCTACATGGGCTGGATCTACGAGCCTTACCACACTAGGTACAGTTGCCACCGGCACGTGGAATGCCACGACCATCGGGATCGCAAAAGGCGGTACCGGGCAGGTCACAGCCTCCGCCGCGTTTAACGCACTGTCTCCGGTTACCACAACAGGCGATTTGATCTACGGCAGCGGTGTCAACACTAACGCTCGCCTCGCCGGCAATACGACCACGACGAAGCAGTTCCTTTTGTCCACTGGGGACGGAACTAACGCCACCGCGCCCGCGTGGGGCAGCGTTGCCAACGGCGACATCCCAACGGCGCTCACGGGGAAAACGTACAACAGTTTGACTTTGGTCGCTGCCGCCACAGGGTTCACTATTGCCGGCGGCACAACCAGCAAAACGCTGACGATCAACAACACGCTGGCGCTGTCCGGTACGGACTCTTCGACGCTGAACATCGGCTCGGGCGGCACCCTCGGGTCTGCCGCCTACACTGCTTCTTCTGCGTACGCTCCTTCTGTCGGGTCCACTACGATCGCTACGGTTGGGACTATCTCCGCCGGCACATGGCAGGGTAGTGCGATCGGTATTTCTTACGGCGGGACTGGTGCTACCAGTAAGGCCGCCGGTTTCAATGCGCTATCTCCAGTTACTACTCTTGGCGACTTGATCTACGGTAGCGGTGCAAACACCAACGCTCGCCTTGCTGGTAACACGACCACGGCGAAGCAGTTCCTTTCGTCCACTGGAGACGGAACGAATACCACGGCCCCCGCATGGGGCACACTCGCCAACGGGGATATCCCGACTTCGCTGACTGGCAAGACCTACAACGGTCTGACTCTGACGGCCAACGCCACCGGTTTCTCCGTCGGCGGCGGCACAACCGCAAAAACGCTTCAGGTCAACAACAACCTGACGTTCTCTGGCATTGACGGCTCTACGCTGAATATCGGTAGTGGCGGAACTCTTGGTACGGCCGCGTATACGGCCAGCACTGCATACCAACCACTCGACGCTGACTTGACTGCGATCGCGACGCTCGCAGGCACGTCCGGTTTCCTAAAAAAGACCGCTGCGGACACATGGTCGCTGGACACAGGCACGTACCTCACAGGCAACCAAAGCATTAGCCTGTCTGGCGACGCAACCGGATCTGGAACCACAAGCATTTCTGTTGCGCTTGCAGCTTCTGGTGTCACGGCTGGCACTTACCCGAAGGTTACAGTCGACGCTAAAGGCCGAGTTACTTCTGGTGCGTCCCTCGCGTCTGGCGATCTTCCGACGTACACCGGGTCTCTCACATCGACCCAAGTCACAACCGCGCTTGGGTTTACGCCGTATAGCAACGCCAATCCCAGTGGGTACATAACCGGCAACCAAAGCATCTCGGTCACCGGCGACGCGAGCGGCACGGGTGCTACCTCGATCTCGCTGACCCTAGCTAACAGTGGCGCTACGGCCGGCACGTACAAGAGCGTGACGGTCGATGCCAAGGGGCGCGTGACCGGCGGAACCAACCCGACTACATTGGCCGGGTATGGAATCACTGATGCACAAGCGCTCGACGCCGATCTGACCGCAATTGCGGGATTGGCGGGCACCACTGGTTTCTTGAAGAAGACCGCAGCAAATACTTGGTCGCTCGACACCAACAGCTACTTGACCGGCAACCAAAGCATCACGGTCTCTGGCGACGCCACCGGCTCAGGCTCTACGGCAATTAGCCTCACGCTGGCCAACAGCGGCGCTACGGCCGGCACGTACAAAAGCGTGACGGTTGACGCCAAGGGTCGCGTAACCGGCGGGACGAACCCGACAACGCTGTCCGGGTATGGAATCACTGATGCACAAGCGCTTGATGCTGACCTAACCGCAATCGCCGGTCTGACCGGAACCTCCGGTTTTCTTAAAAAGACCGCCGCAGACACGTGGTCGTTGGACACGAGCACATACATCACCGGTTCGGGGAGTATCAGCGGTAATGCAGCCACTGCGACAACGGCGACTACCGCCAATGGGCTCGCAACTGGGAACAACTACCAAGTCAACTCATTAGGCGTAGATACAGCGGCATCTGGGACTGCTGGAGAGATCCGCGCAACCAACAACGTCACTGCCTATTACTCTTCAGACCGTAGGCTCAAAGAAAACATTCGTGATATCCCCCGTGCAGTTGATGCTGTAGAAGCGATTGGCGGGAAGCTGTTTGACTGGACGGACAAATACATCGAGTCTAAGGGCGGTGCGGACGGCTACTTTGTACAGAAGTCTGACTTTGGTGTGGTGGCGCAGGATGTCCAAGCAGCCTTCCCGTTGGCAGTCCGTGAACGCGAAGATGGCACCTTGGCCGTGGATTACGAAAAACTCTGCGCACTAGCGTTTGCCGCTATTAAAGAACTCTCGGCTCGCGTGAAAGAACTGGAGGCCCGCTAAATGGCAGTTCTCCCGTCATCAGGTGCCCTGAGCATCAACGACATTGCCGGTGTAATGGGTGGTACAGCACCGCACAGCCTGAGCGAGTATTACCGTGGCGGCGGGCTGGTGCCGAGTACAAAAACGGTTACTACAACCGAAGGGCCGTCTTACGCTATATCTGGAGCGGATTATTATTGGTCTTGGAATAATTTAAATGATTATGTTTTTATTTGGTGGGCCGACGTACGAGTATATCTCGGCTACTTAGGGGCCTCAACGGTAACGGTAACCATAGGAGACTACACGTACACCCGAGGTACTATTCGGGTTACACTTTATTTAAAAAACCCTGAAAGAGAAGAATACCAAGGGGAAGTCTCCAGATCCAGTTCTACGACCGTAAACATCAACGGCAGTGTCCCAACTTCCGGCCAAATCAGCATCAGCAACTTGTATGGCGCAGAAAAGCCATAAATAGGACTATTAACATGCACACCCAATTTGATATAACTGCTGTTAAAGCTGACCAGAATGGTAATGTAGTAATTATTGACTGGATTTTCACTGCCACTGAAGGTGTTGAAACATCAATTGGTGCGGGGTCTGCGATTCTTGATAGTAGCAGTACCTTGCCGGCCGCCTTGGGCAATACTAAAGAAGATCTTGTTGCGAAATTAGTAGAGCATCATGGTGGGCAGGCGTTTGTGGATGGTTTAACTCAAATCCATGCCAAAAACATAAACCTATTAAAGTTGAAGCGAACTGCCACTCCTGTCAACTACAGCTTTTTGGTACCTAATGCGCAGGCTGCAACGCAATCAACAGTTGCCGTACTTGAGCCGGTGAATCTCCCATGAATTTCGTGCCTAAATCAGCTTTTGGTTGGGTAGTGTATTTCGGCCGGATGCAAGCGGGTCAGACGTGGCGCTGGCAAGTTCCTCAAGATACTCCGAGATCTCAAAATCCCAATATAAGCATTTGGTTATCTGGGCGTGTTGTAGCAACAAGAGATAGCGACGGAGTGGTAACGTCAACGCGTGTGCCGGGTTGGTTTTCACAGGAACAACCAAACATTTCCGCCGGGGACTACACCCTGACTGCTACTGAGGATACTACTTGGGCTTGCATTACTGCCGGTACTAATAAAAACAAGTTGCCAGATGTATCTGCACTTAGACTTAATCCGGGGGATAGTTTTACAGGCGGCACTAAAGTATTGATCTGTTATCCGTACATAAAAGCAGTGAACGTACAGTCGGGTTTTCAAGCCACTGAACAAACCTACGGATTGGTATTTAATAATGTTTAAGCAGCAAATGTGGATGATCCCCGTAGCCCATATTGCAGGAGTGATTTCTTGCGCTATCGGGTTTGCGTGGCTTATTCAGGGAATTGCGCCTTGGTGGGTCGCGGTGTGGATTGCGGGGCATGTGTGCGGCAGCTTGGCAGTTTCTGTGGGCCTGCACAGGTACTTTACACACGGGTCTTTTGAAACCTCACAGTTCTGGCATTGGGTGCTTGCTTTTTATTCTACGTTGACTGTGCAGGGCAGCGCTTTAGGGTGGGCTGCTGCCCATACCACCCATCATGTCCACGCGGACACCGACGGCGATCCTCACCGTGTCGATCTGTCCTATCTGATCTACAAGCGGTACAGGGATGTGCCCATGGTAGGCTGGAGAGTGCGGCATCTGGTTAAAGACCCGGCGGTAGCTGTGACTCATAGGTACGGATTGTTGTTAATCTTGGGGTGGGCTGCGCTGTTGTTTACGCTTGGAGGGGTCGAGCTTCTGGTGTACGGATATTTAGCACCATTGGGCACCACACATCTTGTGGGGGCCGTTCACCAAGTGACAACGCACCGGGGTGGGGTCGCCCGAGACCTACCGTGGCTTGAATGGCTTCTACCTGCTGCGGGGGAGTGGATGCACGGCCACCACCACGAGAACCCTCGAAACCCGCGCCTCGGCGGCCTCGATTACGGGTGGCTCTTTATAAGATTCATAACCCGAACATAAATTTTTAAGTGCCATGTTCCCCAAACTTACCCCGGTGGTGCAGTTTCTGACTGCCTCGTTTGCCTTGTCAGTTGGCGGGTATACCGCTGGGGATAAGTTTGGATGGTTTGACCGCAGCATCATTGAGTGGGCACCGGAGCACTTCAGCATCAAGGACGCCAAGGTTGGTGAGCCTGTGCAGGTAACGGTAGCTCGGATCAAGAAGCGCGACGACTGCTCGGTTGAAGGCTTCACCCCGACGGTGCGAGATGCTGCTGGTCTGATTCACGAAGCCACCCCCAGCATGTCGAAGTTCACCGGCCCCGCTGGCCCTGAGATTGACACCTTCACGTACATGCTGAAGATTTCGGACAAAGAGCCCGTAAATCCCGGAAAGGCCACCCTGCTGGCGACCATCAAGTACAAGTGCCCAGAGGGTGAGCGGACAGTGACTTACCCTCGGCACAAGAACCTGACGTTTAATCTGAAAGGATAAGCATGCTGCCAATCGTCGCCTCTATCGTCTCTGGCCTGATCTCTAACGGCTTGCCTAAGATTGCCGACGCCGTGCTGGAAAAGGGCGTTGATTACGTCGAGAAAAAACTCGGGGTAGAACTCAAGCCTGAAGAAGAAATGACGCAGGAGCATGTTGCTTCCTTGCGCGAACGGGCGATGCAGCACGCTGAGTTCATGGTGGAGCAGGAAGTTAAGGATAAGGCTAACGCCCGAGATATGGCTAAACACGCCATGTCCTCCTCAGACTGGTTCGTGCGGCGGTTCACCTACTTCTTCATCAGCGGGTGGTCAATCTTTGCTATGGTGTACATTCCATACATCACCTTTGGCCCCATCCCGGCTGAAAACGTGCGGTTCGCTGATACCATCCTCGGCTTTATGCTGGGCACTGTGATGGCCTCGATGTTCTCGTTCTTGCTGGGTTCCTCCTTTGGCTCCCGTGTCAAGGATGAGAAGAAATGATCGAGATTGCTCACCTTGTTGCCGTTGGCGTAAAGCCCGAGACTGCTGCTACGTGGCTCCCTGCTGTGCAGGCTGCTTGTGATCGGTTTGAGATCAACAACCCGAATCGAATTGCGGCGTTTCTCGCGCAGTGCGCTCACGAGTCAGGAGGCTTTAATCGGCTTCTTGAAAACCTGAACTACAGCGCCGAAGCGCTCATGCGCGTGTGGCCTAGTCGGTTTCCGTCGATGGAAGTAGCGATGCGATACCACCGCCAGCCGGAGAAGATCGCCAACAACGTCTATGGCAACCGGATGGGTAACGGCTCTGAGGCAAGCGGTGAAGGCTGGAAGTACCGGGGCCGGGGGCTGAAACAACTCACTGGCAAGTCAAACTACACAGCATGTAGCAAGGGGCTGGGCAAAGATCTTGTTGCTGAACCTGACTTGCTGCTTACGCCTGAGTTTGCTGCGTTGTCTGCCGGATGGTTCTGGAAGTCCAACAACTGCTCTCCGATGGCCGACGCACGGGAATTTGAGTTGTTGACCAAACGCATCAACGGCGGTCTGATTGGACTTGCTGACCGTAAAAATCGGTACGAAAAAGCACTTGCTTGTTTCCCCGAGTAACTATGCCACTTCAAAACATGACCTCAGACGAAGATTTCAAGCGGCTGGAATCCAAAGTTGACAAACTGACGGATGCAGTGATGCGGTTGGTGCTGATCGAAGAACGCCAATCGACGCAAGGCGAGCGAATCGGTAAGATTGAAACCCATGTCGCCAGCCTGCAAACCGCGCACAACAAGACCGACAAGATGCTGCACATGTGGATCAATCGCGGCGTGGGCGTCTGGGTCGCGGTCGGCATCGTGTTTGCGCTTGTGCAGTTTGGATCGAAGTGGATGAAGTAATAAACTTTGATGACGATGAAAAGATTGTCCCTGCTGTCGCTGCGGCGCTAAAACGGTAACTCACTGCCATGACGATCCTCTCCACCAAAGTGTTTAACGGCGAGGTCCCCCGGACACCGGCGGATAAATTGCCTGACGGCAAGGCTCAGTCCGCGATCAACTGCAACTTTGCGTACGGAGAGCTTCGCCCAATGGCGGCTCCGTTCCTGCTGACTACCCTCTCCAACCTTGCTAAGTCCGTATTCAGTCTGAACGGTCTGACGTTCTACTCGTGGCCGTATCGGACGAAAGCATGGAAAGGGCCCGTCATTGGGGATGCGTACAACCGCATGTACTACACCGCCCAGAATGGCGGTATGAGGGTGGCTAGTACCGTTTCGATGGTTAGCGAGGGCGGTGAACCGCCGGTGAGCTACAAGGCGGGTGTTCCTTCCGTAGAAGCCGCTCCGTCCTACACGCTGCTGGATAGAACCTCGCTGCCTGATTACCCAAACGCGATCATCAAGCTGTTCACATACTTCGAGAAGGACGGTAAAAAGTACGAGGAAAGCGAAACCACGTACACAACTGTTCGTCCGTTCACCGAGTTCACGTTCACTATCGCGGACCCCACAACACTGGCAACCGGCGAGTTGAGCGAGGCGCTTAGGTCGGTTCGTCTGGCGTCTCTGTCTGTTAACCAGACAGTTGACAACGGTGAATACTCATACCAAGTATCCAAAGCCACGCCGCTGGATGGTCAGATCGCGGTGATCCAAGATTCTTCTACCGTTGTTGTAGGGTCGACGACGTTTACCGGTGTAGTGACTATTACCCCGACCGACGGCCCGGAGACTACGCCCGGGGCGTACCTGAATTACCGCGCAGCGCAGATCGGCGGATCGACACCGATAACTGCTACTCCCGCTGCAAGGGTGGATCTGATCGACGCGACGACGGGTACGACAGTCTTTTCCCTGTCAGCGGCTAGTGGAGCGGAGTCATCCAGATCGGACGCCGTACCCGGAGGTGTTGAAGCCACGATGTCTAAGGCTGGCACTGGTTCAGGCACTTGGAAGTTGACGCTCAAGTATGGCGTCATGGAGGCACGGGCGTACGTCGTCACGATGGTGAACCAGTGGGGTGAGGAGTCCAAGCCGTCTCCTCCTGTTGTAGTTCAGCCAACGTATATGCAGTCGGTATCTGTGCAGTTTACTGCGCCTTCGTTTATTGACTACGCCCCCGGCAATAAGTTCCGTCTCTACCGATCCACACCCGGAGGCTCGTATCTGTCGGTGACGGATACTCCGCAGACGTTCTCTACTACAACGTGGGCGTACAACGACACGTCCATCAACGTCAAGAGCACGGATGCCGTGCTTGAGACTATCGGCTGGGATCTTCCTCCTGTGAACTTGCAGGGGCTGACGTTGATGCCCAATGGGTTTTTCGCCGGTTTCTTTGGCGACACGATGTACTTCAGCGAGCCGTATCGCCCGTGGGCGTGGCCGTACAGCATGACGTTCCCCGTGAACCTCGTTGGTATGCGGTCGCTTGAGAACTCACTGGTCGTGACTACGGTGTCGTACCCGTATCTTGTCAGTGGCGTCCACCCGGACGCGATGACCCAATCCAAACTGTCCGAGTCGCAAGCCGGTGTTTCTGATCACGGCATGTGCGTCGTAGGGAACACGGTCGCGTACATCTCAAATGACGGGCTGGCGATCATCAATGGGTTTAACGTAGACCTCAATACGAGCCAGCAGCTTTGGACCCGTGAGGCATGGCGTGACCGGTACGGTTCGCTTCTGTCCAGTCTTGAGTTGGCTTACCACGATGGTTCTCTAGTCTGTGGAACATCGACCGCCGGCAAGATGTGGGAGATCCGGCTCGACCCGGAAGGCGGCGGGAACCTGACTCAACTCGGGAATACTTTTACGTCCGACGCGCTGTACGTTTTACCTGCGTCTGACCAGTTGTATCTGGTCCAAGGGCGCAATTTGATGCAGTACAAGGGCGCTGGAACTACGCCGTTGTACGAGTGGTGGAGTAAGGACTACATTCTCCCTAAGCCGTCGTCGTTCACAGTCGGGTACATTGACTGTTCAGGACCGGTTACCGTCACTCTCTACGCGGACGGCGTTCAACGCTTTCAAGGCGCGTACATCGGTCGCACGTATTTCAGAATACCCTCTGGCTCGAAAGCGCTTCGTTGGTCGTACAAACTGAACGGGACGGGCAGAGTCAAAGAAATTTCGTTTGCCGAGCGCCGGCAGGAGTTGCGTGGTGTCTGATTCGCGTTATACCGCCAGCATTCCGCCGCTACACACGGTTAAGGACAACGATGTCCGCCGCGTGTTGGAGGCGCTTGTCAGCGGGTGGCGTGCTAGAAACGGTGATCTAAAGCCAGAGTCTGACGAGCGATTTATCACCAAGGGTGAGTTGCAGTCGCTGATTGACGCGAGCAACGCGGGCTACTTCGCGCATGGGGCCGAAGGCTACAACCTGATCAAAAAAATCACCGCGACAGACGACTTGCTTGAGCGCATGCAGCGTTTGCTTGAGCAGGTTCGTAGCAGTGATCTTTTTGAGGTCCTGAGCACGCGGATAAAGTTGGTTGATGATAGGTATAGCGTCGAGATTCTCGGTCTGCAAGAAGAACTTGACGTAGCGAGTCAGCAGATTCTTGATATAGAAAACGGCGTCACTGACATAGCGATCGTGACTGACGCCGGCACTACGACGATTCGTGGGCTGAAAGATACAGTCTACGACCCGAACAGCGGCCTTGCTTCGGCGCAAGCTGCAATAGGCGAGATCAATAGGGTTAGCACTACCAGTACATCTGCGATCGCTCGGCAGGTAGCTTCTGTAGTGGCTCAGGTCAACGACCCCAATACAGGTTTGCCACTGGCTAATGCCAACATCACGGCGATCAACGATGTTCGTGCCGAGTCAAATTCGGCGAATGCACGGGCACTGGCCGGCGTTCAAGCGACGATCACAGATCCAGACACGGGGCTTGAAGCGGCGCATGCCAGCATCGTAGAACTCAACGACGTTTCGGCCGACTCAAATTCGGCGAATGCGCGGTTCCTGTTTTCCGTGAACGCCACAACGGGGCAGAAGAACAAGGTCTTTTTCCAAGAGGACGCACCGACTAGCACCGCGCAGTACGCGCTCAGAGTTAACGACATTTGGTTCAACTCAGGGAATAAAAACCGCCCTTCCATGTGGGACGGATCGCAATGGGTTGACGCGGCTGATGCTCGCATCAACGATACGCAGGCGCTGATTACTGAAGAACGAAACGTCAGGACCAACTCGGACAACGCACTTGCTTCAGCGGTTAACACGTTGTGGTCCACCGTCGGAGATAACAGCGCGCTTGTACAGAGCGGAGCGGAAGGCATCGTCAACAACGTCGGCGCTGTTGCAACACGTTGGGATCAAGTTCAGACTGCGATCACCGACCCGGACACAGGGTTGCCGATTAGCTCCGCTGCTATCCGCGAAGAAGCCACGGTAACTGCGGACAAGGTTGGAACACTGGAAGGCCAATACACAGTCAAGATCGACCTGAACGGATACGTCTCCGGCTTCGGTCTCGCCAGCACAGCCAGCAACGCTTCGCCCACGTCCGATTTCATCGTACGGGCAGACACGTTTTCCATCGTCAACCCCAGTGGCAATGAGTCCACTGTGGTCATGACTAACAATCGTTTAGTGGTTTACGACGAAGGCGGCCGTGCGCGGGTAATACTTGGAAACCTGTCCTGATGAGCTACGGCCTCGGCGTGTACACCGACCAAGGTGTAACGAGTTATTCGTCGGACGACGTGACGTGGAACCAAGTTGATTTTTTCTTTGTGCCCGGCGGCGGGTACATACAGAACAACTACCCTGTTCTCAGCGGCCGTGAGGTACTGGTGGTACAGATCATGATCGACGCTCCTCCACTTGACCGCCGCGCGATCGCGCACAGCATCGACGTAGCCTCCACACTGGTTACTGCATCAGGCGGGTCCGAGAACGCCTACATCTTGGTGCTGATGCGATGAGTTGGGGATTCCTTGCCACTAACGCTACCGGACAAGTTCTTGTCTCCAGCGAGACTCGTAATCTGCACTTCGTCGGCAAGGCTACGTATGACCGGACCATCAATCAGTTTGATGGGTATGGCGGTTTGCGCCACTGGGCTTTTCGTATCACATGCAACGTCACACCCGTTCCTTTTTTCACTATGCCTACCGAGGACTATTACGCAGTAGCGGCGGTGCGTACCACGGGGCCAGAAGTATGGGAGATCGAGGTTATTCGTAGCGGCACTGGCAACTCTGTTCCCGAGGTGTACGTTTTTGCAGATCCTCGCGGCATTGCTCGATCCCCCGATACTAATTATGGGATGCTTGTGTTGCGTGACGACGGTACGCCATCATTTGATAGCAGGTTCAAGCCTCTTGTGATTACTGGCGGTACGAACGTCGCCCCACCGGCTAATCCGCTTACCAACCCGGTGACGTTTGTCACGGCCAAGTATTGCGAGGGCACACACGTCACGCCAGCACCGCCAGCACCTCCAACTGAAGTTATAGATCTACCAACGAGCAGCACTGACAACGCAGGGGCGTGATCATGACTGAACTCCAAGCCAAGTTTGCCCCCGATTCGGAGCAGCCGTTTCCGTTCCCATTTGCGGGCACCAAGCCAATTTATTTTTATCCGTCACTGGCGCAGTCCCAGCGGGAGTACACGTTCTATGAATACGAAGAAGAATGCGACGGCCTCAGTGATCCTTATGGTGGGTGCATAGGCATTCAGCGCGAGTACCGATGGCGAAGCAGCTACTGGGCGTTCTACCGATCTGGGGTAAAACGGGTAGGGGACTCGTTGCAGTGCGGGTGGATAACTGTTCAGTATGGTTGTAACTGGGACTACCAAAAAGACAAGGCGTTCCTCGGAATCGGGATTGGTGGTGACTCGGGCCAAGGCGGTACATGGCCGTATAGCAATGAGACGTTGAACTTACGGGCTACTGCGGTTATCTCGGCGGACGGAACTCGTTATGATTAAGCCGTTCGACATCATCAACACGCGGGCGGAGCCAGATGGTTTAGGTGTTGTGTATCGCGTAGCCAAGCGAGTGCAGGAGCCCAGTGTTTCTAAGACGGTAGTCATGGAAGGTTATCTGCTGATCCCGCACGGTGAGAATGTAGATGCCGGGGTCTACTCAAGGCTCAAACACATGGGACTTGTAGAATGAGTTACGTCGAACGCATGCTCACCGACGGTGATGAGCGGCTTACGTTCAATACCGACGCTCCAGAGTTTGGCCCTGCGGTTGAAGCGCTTCGTCAGCAGTTCGGCTCACTGGATACGACTAACTGGCACTCAATTACGTCGCCGCAGTACAGCACGGTGTATAACGACGACATTGTGTCTGTGGTATTCAAGGTCGCACCGCCGTATGTAGACCACTTGGACCCTGCGGCGTTCAGCCGGAAGTTCTTTACCCGGCGCGGCTGGGTGTACGACAAGGTTTACACGTTTACCTCACCTTCTGCGAACATGCTGCCCATTCCTACGGGTGGGGTTGCGTTGGGTCTTGGCCGTCTAGTAAGCGTGTACGGGCAGCCGGGCGACGATGACTTTGAGCACTTTAAGTGCTTGTACTTCATGCACCAAGATCATTCCGCCGTCGAAGCGTGGGCGGAACGGCCTCTACCTAGCGGAAAATACTCGACGTTCTACGCGGCGACGTTCGATACTGAGAATGGCAACACGATGCTCAGGATGAAAACGTACTGTTACGATGAACAAGGGCCACTATCCGACTGGGACGTGTACTGGATGAGGCACGCAAAGAAGCGCGGTGTAGATATATAGCGCAGACAGGCTAACAGTAGGTACAATCAGCGTATGACGTCAGACAACTTCTTTCTAACCGTAAGCCGTGGCGACCAGAGCGCGGCTGACTTCCTGTCCCTAATTTTTGACATCGCCCACGTCTGGGACGACCTAATCGACAAAGACGTCGACGTGGCGGACGATGTTGTCGACCGCACGTTCTTTAACCTGCTCGTCGCGCTTCCCCGTAACCCGTTCTACGCCAAGCACTTCGACCTGCTCAACCCGCTAGTCATTTCCGGGATGAACAACTGGCACGTAGCCAACGAGCTTGAGAAGTCGGACAATGAGGAAGATCTGAAGATCGCGTACATTTCCCGTAGTGGGTACGTTGATCTGGTCACGCAGGTTGCTTTCCTCATTGGCGGCGCGGCGTGGGTTCGGGAAGCCGGGCCAGCAATTCGACGTTTTGTTCATCAAGAAGGCTGGCAGGCGTACCTTGACAGCCTGAAGAAACCTGCTCCTGAGCAGGAAGGAGAATAACCATGTGCGGTGGCGGCGGTGGCGGACAGCGCGGGCTTGAGGAAGAAGAACGAGCCCTATTGCGCATGCAGACCCGGGTGGCAGAGCAAGGAATTGCTGGCCGAGATCAGGCTATGGCCGGGTATCGTGACTTCATGCGGCGTGGCCGCGAGATGGGTTCTGCGGCTAACCAAGACAGGGAAGCCGGGCGAGTCATGGAGGACGCATACGCGGCCTACGGCAACGCCAACAGAATGCAGGATGCTCGACTAGCCAGTATGGGTGTCAACCCGGCCGATGCCCGCTTCTCCCGAGGACGTGATACCGGCGGCGTAGGAATGGCTGCGCAGGCGGCATCGGGTGCCAACCAAGCTCGTCGCGGCGCTCGCGCTGAATCTCTGCAACTGGAAGGCGCAGGCTTGGCCGGTCTGGGCGGGTTCGATCCCACGGGCGCTTTGAGCAGTATGGGCAGCACGATCGGCAACGCCCAGCGTACTAACGCCATGGCGGATGCTTCTACGGCTCAGGGTTGGGGGCAGCTTGGTCAGGCCGGTATGTACGGCCTGAAGAACGCCGGCGAGATCGAAAAAGGGGCCAAAACTGTTGCTGGTTGGTTCGCCGCAGATGGAGGCATGGTTCCATCCTACGCTGAAGGCGGCGAAGTCATGGGCCTGCCCGGGTATGCCAATGGCGGCAACGTGTACGACACGGCCTTTAACCAAGTGGGTCAAGCACGTTCGCAAGTTGCTCGCGGCCCCGCACCGCAGCAGCAAAGCGCGATGGACCCGATGACGGCAACCAAACTAGCCAAGGCTGCGGTTGATAAGGCGTCGAGTAGCTCACTGGGCTACTCCTCGGCTGTTCCGGGCTTGAGTTCTTCCGCTCCGGGTTCGCAGGCCGCGATGCTCGCTGAACAGACCGGTGCGTTCGGTGCTGAAGGTTTGGCCTCGACCGCCGCTGCCGGAGAAGCTGCCGCTGGTGCCGCTGGTGCTGAAGCCGCTCTTGGTGCCGCTGGTGCTGAAGCCGCTGGTGCTGGTCTCGCCACTGGTGCTGCGGGCGCTTCTGCTGCGCTCGGCGCTGCTGTTCCTATCCTTGGTCTGGGCATGCTGGCTGCGGGCTTGTTTGGGCGTAAGGACGGTGGCCCGATCCCCCGCGCCGCGTCTCGCCCCGGCATTGGCCGCAAGCAAGTGGCGGGCAAGGCTCAGAACTCTAAGGGCGGTAAAGTGTCGGGCCCCGGCGGACCCAAAGATGACATGGTAATGGCTCGCCTCTCCCCCGGCGAGTACGTCCTGCCTGTTGGCGCTGTGAAGAAGTACGGTCTTGACCGACTGGAAAAAATGCGTCAAGAAGGTCTTGCATTTGAACGCCAACGCAACATCACGTAAGGACTCACTAGATGAACGCTCAAGATCTCATTACCAAACATGGCGCTGAACAAGTTGGTGGTCGGCTGATCGCCGTCGTCAATGGCAAGCGCGAGTACATCGCTGACCTTTTGGATAATGGGTACACGCTCACCTACCACGGGCAAGTGCTCATGCAAGCAATGGAAGAAGCCGCTGCCAAACCGAAGCGCCGCAGCAAGAAAGACGACGAGTTGAGCGACCTGCTCAACGGCGTCGAGGAATAATCGTTTAGGGGTCTGACATGGCCGGCATTGCCAATATCGGTTCGTTCGCCAGCGGTCTCATGCGAGGCCATCTTACTGCTACTGAGGAGCAGCGCCGGGAGGAAGATCAGGCTTTTCTGAAAGAGCAGCGCGGCCAGACCCGAGACGAGTGGAATCGTGCCGAGGCTATTCGGCGAGGGATTGCGGCACTACCCCAAGTCGGCAGTCAGCAGACACGACGAGTCAAAGATCCTCAAGCCATCATGGACACTGGTGATGAAAACCAGTTCATGGATGAGGCGTACTCGTACACGCCAGAAATGCGTCAGCAGGCTTTGGCCGGTCTGTACCGTCAGTACGGTCGGGAGGACTTGGCGGGAGGGGCGGAGGACAGGGGGTATTCTCTGTTCAAGCAGGGTCGTGAACGAGGACAGATAGAGCGAGTTGACACCGCTCTTTCAAATCGAGCCCAACACCTTAAAGACCTAAAGGAGCTTGGACTAGCCGGGTACGCGGAAAAGCACGGTAGGTCGTTCAACGGAGATCTGTGGGGGGGTCCTAAATTCGCCGGCCATACGGTGTCATTCGCCAGCACGCCTAAAGGGCAGATGGTCTACATGCACGATCCATCTGGGAATGTCTCCGGCAAAATGCCCTACACCGAAGCGTCCGTACTGGAGTTCATCAATTCGCTCACAGACGCCGAACTTTCTGCTGCCTCGCCGGAGATGTATTCGCAAGTCGCCACTCGCGGCATTCAGCGGGGCCAGCTTGGTGCGCAGCAGACGACCGCTGCAGCGGCGATGCGTAACGCTCAGGCAAATGAGGATTATCGCAATTGGATGCAAGGCCGACCCACGTACCAGCAGTCCGGGGACGGTACGATTCTTCAGTTTGGACCTAGTGGCAACTTACTTGGCACGTTTGGCAGGCCAAGGCCCTTGCCCGGAAGTGGCGGTCGTCAGCTATCTCCAGATGCGGTCAAAGAACTCAACGTTGCCGCTGCCGCAGTGGACGCCGCAAAAACGCCACAGGAACGACTGGCGGCCCAACAGAAGTTCTCTAATCTGTACACCATTGCAATGACCTCCTTGGGCAAAGTTATGAAACCCGGCGAGGTTAAGGGCCTATACCCCGGCACGGCTGACCAAGATCCGCAGTTAGCGGCTTTGGACACGCAAGCGCAGCAGTTGCTCGCCAAGATGACCGGCGATAACTATGGAGCTACGCAGGATGCTTTGAAAGATATCGAAAGACAGCGTAGCGTAGTTATGCTCAAGCGGCAGATCTCTGGGTTGACCCCCGAGGAACGAGTGCCGGAGGCCAGTAACTTACTCAAACAAGGCGCTACCCCAGAAGTTCTACAGCAACTTGGGTTCACGCAGGAAGAAGTGCGCGCGGCCCGCAAGTACAGACCTGCCGCCCAGCCGGGTGCAGCTACGGCGACCAATCCAACCGCGAAACCGCCGAAAACAGGTGATACCAGAGTAAGCAGCCTGTCTGCTGAAGAAGCTGGCATGCCCGTAGGAGACAGGATTGGCTTAGGGCTCCAGCGTGCACGTGGAGAATCAACCACTGGTACAGACACAAGATCGGTCACCGAGCGTTTGTTTGGTCGGTAAGGAGTGACGAATGCCGCTTGACCTAACTGGTATCGACGTCGCGGGCATCAATTCTTTATTCCCGCAAAAGCCCAAGCGCAATCCGGTAGTAGCCGGGTTGTCGTCCGGTATCGACCAGTTGCAAGGTCTAGGGTACAACGCGTTGGCTGCCGGCGCAGATGCTCTTAAACTGGAAAGAGGGCGCGACTGGCTACTTGAGAGAGCCGCGAGAAACGAAGCCGAAGCCTACGCCAGTGGGCGTCCTGACCTTGAGATGGTCGAGGACCAAGATCTCAGCACGGCGCTTCCGTTTGCGGCGTACCAGATTGCCAAGCAGGTTCCACAGATCGGTGCAGCACTTGGTATTGGTGCATTGACCGGCGGTGCTGGAATGGTTCCCATGGGCTTGGCTCGTGGTGCTGCTTCGCTCCCGGCGGTTGTAGGTGGCGGCGGCCTTCGCGCCGGGGCTGACTTCGCGGCTCGTCGTGCGGCCCTCCAAGCGGGGGAACGCTTCGCACAGAACCTAACTGGAGGTGCCGTTCTCGGTGCCGGCATGGGCGTCGGCGATATGTACGGCGAGTCGGTGGAAGCCGGTGATCCGTCGCCTTACAAAGCGTTTGCTGCTTCTCCGTTGTACGCGCTCGCTGAGGGCCTTCCCACTGCGGTACTGGGCAACACACTAGCCCGAGGTGCTTTTTCTGGTGGCCTCGGCACCCGGATGGCAAAGGCAGGGGCGGTCAACGCCGGAGCCGGCTCGCTGAGTGAACTGGCGCAAGAAGAACTGGTCATGGGGTTCAACCCCAACCTGACCCCGGAAGAAGTTGCTTCCCGCCGCCTGAACGCTGCCGTGATCGGCGGCTTGGCCGAAGGTACGTTTGGTTCATTGGGCGGCTTGCGTAGACCCCCGCAGCCCGTGAATCTGCTGCCCGGTGCCAATCCGGGGGTTGAGACGCAACAGTATCCGTTGGCTCTTGTGGGTGAGCGTGGGCTCGCCACTGGCGCTCCTCCCAATCTGGGATCAGTGCCGCCATACATTGAGCCTACTCGTATTGATCCGCTGGCTCCGTTCCAACCTTCGCTTCCTGCGCCGGTGACGCCTGTTGGATCTCAGAACTACGACCCGAACGTCATGTACGTGACGCCGGGCGGCACCGTTGGGCCCATGAGCGCCTTGAGTGGGTTGCAGCCGGATCTGTTTGGCGGACCTGATGTGCCGTACGGCATGGGCCCAGTAGCTACGGCAGAAACGCCTCTTGCTCCTACGCCGGACACGCAGACGCTCGATATGTTCGAGCAAGACCCGACGGCGTTAGTTCGCACTGAGTACGGACTTCAGCAGATTCGCGCCGCGCTGCGCAATGCCAACGGCGGCAAGGCGAACGATGAGTTCTTACGGTACGTCGCCGACTTTTCTCGCGCGATAGAGCAAGGCCCTGATGCTGTCGATGCGTTGATAGAGAAATACAGCGGAGGCTACAAAGATGCGAACGGCAAGAAACGAAAGTCTCGTCTGACTCAAGAGGTCGGCGTAGTCTCTCGCCAGATGGCGCAGGACTTCCAGTCGCGCATGACTAACGCAATGGCGGCTCGCGGACTAAACCTAGCTCGTCCGGGTTCAGTTACTGGGGCGATCCCGCAGTCGGGAGCGACTGAACAGCAAATGCGGGAAGGTAACCAAGCCCGGGCGGAACAGGAACGTATTGCCGCCGACGCCGCACGCGCGCAAGCTCAAGTTATCGACGAGCAGGAAACCCGCGCCATTGAGGCAATGATTCAGGACGAGACGGACCTGCGCGCGATGGAAAGTCAGATTCCAGAGCGTCAGGAAAAACTCAGCCCCGGCGGTCAGCGTCGCCTGTTCACCAACCAAGAAATGGGCAGGGTCATCCCCAATGCGGCCCCGCAGCCTGAGCCTGCGGTCGAACTTGACCAGACGGGCCAGCGCAAGTTGTTTGATTCATTGGGCAGGCCGGTTACGCAACCGAAAGCCAAGAAAGCGGAACCTGCACAAAAGGAGCCTCAACGTGCCGTTCAAGAGCCAAGCGCAGCGCCGGTATCTCCACGCAAAGGAGCCCGAGGTGGCAAACCGGTGGGAGAAGAAGTACCCGGTCAAGGGCAAACTGCCGGAGAAGGTGAAACCAAGCCCAAAAAGCCCCGCAAAGCCAAGGTAAAAGCCAAAGTAGGCGAGCAGGAAGTTGAGCTTGAGGTGGATAACGTCGATGAGAAGATCACAGCGATGCGCGCTGACATCGACAAGTTCAAAAGTTTTGTCGCCTGCCTTCGTAGGAAGTAAACTAGCACCATGGCGTCCAAGGCAGATAATGACGAGGCTCTGAAAGCACTTGCGTTGCGCATGGGTGCTTCTGTTCGCTTGTCGAACGGCGAGACTTTTAACGCATCAGGAACCCGCGACTCGCGTCGCCCTGCCCAAGTCGTCGACGTCCGTCCGCCTGCGACGGACGAGGTACTGCAAAAGATCGTCGAGCTACTGGCTAAGCAGCAGGCTCCTAACGTCGTAGTCCCGGAGATGCCACCGCCGCAGGTCGTGGTAGAAGCTCCACAAATCACCGTGCAGCCTGCTCCAGTTCCGAAGGTTGTGCCCACGAGCTGGAAGTTCACGTTCGAGCGTAACGAGAGCGGTACGATCCGTTCGATCACCGCTACCCCAACCCTGTAAGGAACCGCCATGGCTAACGCCATCTACCCACTGTACAAGCAAGCTCTGCTTGACGCCTCCGCCAACGTCGACCTTAATGACGGTACGGTCAAAGTCGCACTGGTTGACACCGGCACATACACCTACAGCGCGGCGCATGAATTTCTTACTTCGCTGACCGGCGTGGTCGGTACCGCCCAGACCATCGGCAATACAACTGTCGCGAACGGTTTGTTCGATGGAGACAACGTAACTTTCACCGCCGTGCCCGGCACCACTTCGGTCGAGGCTTTGGTGATCTATATTGATACTGGCACTGCCGGCACCTCGCGGCTGGTGGCGTACATCGACACTTCAGTAACGGGCCTCCCCGTCACTACCAACGGTGGCGACATCAGCATTACGTGGAATGCGTCCGGCATCTTCCAGTTGTAAGGGACTGAACCGTGGCAGATAACGTACCAATCACAGCCGGAACTGGCACCGACATTGCCACCGACGAAGTCACGACGACTGGCGAGCACATTCAGCTTTTCAAACTGGCGGTCAGTGCTGATGGCAGCAGGGTGCTGGTGCCTGCGGATGCCAGTAACGGCATGCTGGTCGATGTCAGCCGGGTTCAGGGTCAGGTGCAGATCGGCGACGGCACCAATGCCGTCAGCGTCGATACGTCAGGTGCTGACGCAGAGACCAATGCGATCAGTCAGTTGCACACGCAGGCAAGGCTATACGGATTCAACGGCACGACATGGGATCGTATCCGCAGCAGTGTATCGACATGGAAAACACATCAGGCCACTACAGCCCTTACAGGGTTTTCGCTTTGGCAACCTTCTACTGTCGATAAGTCACTCGTAATTACATCGGTTCAAATCCAGTCTGGTGGCACAAACTCTGGCACTTGCATTTTGTGGTTTGGGGACTCTGCCGATAACACCTACACACGGGGCACTGATCCAGCAATCTTTGACGGCGAGTTCGTTCCGAGCGCAACAAACAAGCCCGGCGTGATTATGTCCTTCCCGACCCCGATCCGTGGTCCTGTTGGTGAGTATTTGCGTATAACGACGACTGGAGCACAGACGGTAACGATCACTGTCTGGGGCTATGAGATCTGATGGCGACCAACTTTTTCCTGCGATCGCTTACATCATCTGTGGGTGGCGCAGGTGACCGTCTTGCCAGTCAGATGCGCGGTCGTGGTGCGGTCACTGCCTTTACGACAGCAACTGCTGGCGGCACCGATATTCAGGTCACGGCAACTGCTGGCGGTCAGCCACTTCAATGGTTCACTGAACCGATTACGCAACAGGTGACGATACCGGCTACTGCGAGCCAAGTAACACCCAACATTCGCGGTTCTGAGAGTGTTGGCACGGTAAACGCTGGTGCAGCTATCACGATTGACCGATGCGACAACT